GTTAGCAGTGATGGTCAGATTACCAGAAAGAGTTGACTGATAAGCATTAGCAGATGGGCAGATGGAGACCTTCAGAGTGTTGCCTAGAGCACCTGGATAACGAGCAATCCACTGACCAACGTTTAGCTCACCACCTTCAGCATTGTTCTCATAGTCGCTGTCGTTCTTGATCAGAGTGCCAACACCACCTGAAGCTGCGTTCAGAACGGTGTTACCAGTCTCTAGACCAACGCGAACTGTGTATAGCTTGTTTGCATAAGCCAGGAACTGAGCGGCAATCATGAAGTCAACAGCTTCAACGGAAGTTGGCTTACCAAAACGAGCTACAAGCAGATTCTCGGAATCAATCAGAACGCGCTCATTTAGAGGACCCCAACGAAAGTTACCAACGAAACCACCTTCAGTAGTGGCTACTGCTGGGACAACATTAGTGCTGTCGAACTCTCGAACGGACACCCCTGGAGAAAGAAAATTTACCATTTATAATATACTCCTAGATTGGATTCAAAATTATTCTTCTATGGAGTATTTAGCGTTTTCAGAAATTAAAGACTTCTTCCGAGAATGTCTTCCGATTTGGATCTAGGTCAATCACATCATTCCCATCGTCAAAGAACCCATAAGGAATGTCTTCAGACAGGTCAAGACCTTGCATCACGTTCTTTCTGATATCTTGGTTCGTTAACTCTTTATAGAAGTCATCCATTGTCAACCATGCAAATGATACTAAGGTCATCACAGAGTCATCATGTTGACCCTTCTCAGCAGCGAATGATCCAGATGTGTTGGAGACGAATGAGAACAGTTCTAGAATTGTGTGATTGTCCTGAACAATCAGCTTGTCAGTCTCGATCATCTTCTTAAGGATTGAGCAACCGACTTTCTTGACAGGCATTGTCATCTTGACGCCCAGAAAGACGTTCGCACCAAATCCAGAAGAAACACATTGACCATTCCGACCCTTTGTCGCACATGTCAGGAGATATTCATACTCAAGCTCGGCTTGGATGATATATGCAACTTTGTGTCCGATATCATTGACTTCGCATAGTACATAAGCGTTGTTGTACATTCTAGCAGTGTTGACGATCACATCAGGGAATGTTAATGGTGAAATGTTGTTGTCGTAAAAAGTGGCAACCTGCTTGTATGGGACTTCAGTAACATCGAACACAGAGAAAGCAGAATAGTCGCCACCAACACCCTGCGCACAATCGACTGTCATCACATATTGATGTTTCTCTGTTGGTTCATTATAGAACTTGACGTTGTTCCAAGTATTGATTGGTGTTGCATGTCTGAGGGTCTTTAGCTTTGCACCAGAGATAAGGGTTCCTGTTGCGCCGGCGAACTCGTTGTTGTACTCCTGTTTAAACTTCTCTTCACCAATGTTACGGATCGTCTCTTCGTACCATTTTTGATCTCGGCCAGGAACGTCAGACCAATGTACAGAGAATGGTTTGAAATCTGATCGCCCTTCAATAGCATCCATCCAGATTCTATAGAACATGTCCATACCGTTAGGTGTAGACATGATAGTGATCTTTGTATTTTTACCAGAAGAGATGGTAGGATATACGGATGCAAAGAATTCTTCTTGCTCATTGACAGGCACGAATGCATACTCATCCAAGGCCAGCCAGGATACTGATCGACCTCGAATCCCACTACCACTAGTGGCACTTGTTAGAATTCTTGTCCCGCTATCAAATTCGACAGACCCCTTGTTCCATTCAATAACACCAGGTTTCATCCAATGAGGAAGATATTCGAACATCAATTGAATGCGGTGTAGAATTTCTCTGGCCTGATCGGCCTTATTTGCTAGAATAGCAAGAGTCTTGTCCTTATTGAATACAGCATAGTGTAACATAGCAGCGGCAGTCGTCGAGGTCTTGCCACATTGGCGAGGTGCAAGTACACAAGAAAATCTATTGTCGATTATACTTTCGATCATCTTTTCCTGAAAGTCCCATAGCTTAAACGGGACTAGACCATGATCAACGTGAATGATCTTTACATATGTCTTAATGAAATAGATGGGATCGTCAGCACACTTGACGTATTCTTGAATCTGTTCTGGTGTATACTGAACAGGAGCGTTAGCTCGCTTTAGATTCTGGTTGCCTCGGTAGATAGCATATTGATCATCACTCACTTGGTTTATTACCTCTGATCATTTCCAGAAGTGATGATGTAGTCATAATGAGATTGTTGTTTGTGACGCTTGGGTTCTCTTCAGCGGAAGACTTCTTGAGTTCCTTCTTGGATTTGTGCAAATCCGCAAGGGTTTTCGTTGTCTCACCAATCGACTTGATCAGAGTAGATACAACTTCGAATGCTCTAGGATGTTCACTTGCCCGAGCAATGTGCAATAGCTCTTCTAGAGCGGTTTCACCAGTCTCAATCAGACCTCTTAGAGAAGTTCTTGACAACTCAAAGTCATCATCAGATGGGTCTGGTCTATCATGCTTGATCACAGGTCCGAGAACAGTACCAGTAGCAGGCTCAACGTCAAGTATTTTCTCTAGACCATTCTCAAAATTCAACTTCATCATTCACATCATTCAATAGGAGGAACTTGATCCTCGCCTGTCTTGGGGTTGTATGATAGACCATCATTATAGCTAGTTAGTTGAGATGCTGGAGCCCACGGATCAGTCTCGGATACAGTCTTTGGATTCACTGCATTAGAGAATACTGTTGTAGGCGTTCCGTTTGCAGTTAGACCTGGGATCGTCACGACACGCTCTTGTCTAGGTATATCTGTAGTGAATTCTGCAATTGCGGCAGCATCGATCTGAACACGCTTGATCACACCAGAACTCTTGACTGGACCAAAGATATAACCACGTAACTCAAAGTCCAGAGTGAATGTCAAGACTTTTCTGTCTTCAAATGACCCTTCATATTCATCGACCATCGCGATGTTGGTGAAGACAAGAGGGATGTCAAGTGCAATTCCAAGTTCTGGAACCAAATCTAGAGTTGATGTCCAATCAGGGGTGAAGTATGGTAGAATGTTCTCAACAACCTGAATCCCATCATCAAACTTCTGACAGAGAATATGGAGCTGGAATCCAATATTGTATGGGACAGGTTCCCATGCAGTCAAGAACTTGTTTGTGTCTTGACTAATTCTAGCAATACGATTCAGTGAATTCAGCTTGCGTTCTGGATGATATGACATTGAAGTGATTTCGAATGCCATTCTTGGGATCTGAGCATTGATCTTCTTCTGACCATCTGGATCTGAGAAGACTTTTTCGAACCACTTCTGCTTTGACCCATATGCAATTGGGACTTCGAACGTAGAGAACTTCGATCCAGCGCTATCTTCTCTCTCGATCTTGATACCTGAAAAGAGCTTGCCGAAGTAAACAATGTATTTTCTCAGAAGCTTGTGATCGTGATATTCACCAAACATTATGCATCAACTCCAAATGCGCTTGCTTCATTTAGAGCGAGCATTGATACGGATTCTCTCCTGAAATCGTCGTTGTTAGCAGTTGCGTCAAAGTTCTCGATATGCAAATCATCAAGTACCAGATAGTCACCAGTCTCTAGAAGAACGTTGTCACCAGTCTCTAGAAGAACATTGAAGTCAAGTTCATTTGTATTGAAGATGTCATCAAGAGTATCGATAGCAGTGATACCAGTCTCAATCTTCTCATTGGAGATTGAGTAAAGTTCACAGAATAGCTCATATACCATGAGTCTGCCAAATTGCCAGAATAATGTTTCATTTTCAACATGCTTGATTTCGAACAGCTTGCCCATCATAGGGATGAAGATCAAATCTCCCTCAAGAGGTCTTGAAGATGTGATCGTATAGGCATCACCAGTTCCGTCTTCAAGCTGAATCATCCCACCATCTTGGAGCAGAAGATTCCAACCCCGTTCAGTCAGCAACTTCTCTGTCGCGATCTGTTCGAATCTCTTCTTCGCAATGACGAACCTGATCTGGTCTTGGATCTGGAGACCAAACTTGGACATCAAATCTTTTGGTCCCTCAAATCCCTCTACAGACTTGACAAGAACCTCTACTTCAGCCGCAGTTGAGTATGATGTAGCATAGTCATCGCCGAGAATTTGATCCAGATTTCCATTGGATCTAGT